CCACTCGATCTACACCCCAAACGCCGTGCTCCGTAAAATCAGGTTCCTTCTTGCCGGCGCGGGCCTCCATCGTTGCGTAGTCGCTCGCGCCATAAATGCGCAGCGACTTAGGGAGTGCGTCGAGGCCGTCATAGGTTTGGATCACGTATGGCACTTCGCGCAACGCGCGCCGGGCGGCGGATCACGTTGCCACCGCAAACGGATACGCCTACCGCATAGCGTTAAGCCGCCAGCGCTGATGTGAATTAGCCCGTGCGGCGCTTTGACGCGCGTCACGAGAGAAGGTCAACCATGTCAAGATAGCCAAGCATTCGCTGCACGCCTTCTCGGCAATCCCCGAGTCGGCCCAGCGCGATATTGCAATCGTTGCATAACCATCCGCGAAACGCGCCTGTTTGGTGATTGTGGTCAAAGCAAGCGCCGTGATGGGTTTTAGTTTCGCGAAAGGGGATGCCGCAGCATTCGCAATTTTCTGGGCATGGTCGCGTTGGTAGTACTTTGTAGCGCGACTTCAGACGAATTGCGCGCACTCGTTCCGGGTGCAGTTCACGATACTCTTTCGCTTTACGCCTGTAGTATTCGGGGTTTTTAGCGCCCCATTTTGCTTTTGACTCTTTTACTTTGCCCGCGTTCTTTTCGCGATAACGCCGCTGTACCTCTTTCCTTGTCATGAGTCCACTCTTGGCAAATCTGGATTGTACATTTTAAACATTTCGCGGTTAAAGTGAACTCCTACGTCGGCGGCCGGGCGTTGCTGATACAGCGCATTCCAAGTGCGTGCGGCGCGCGGATTATGCTCCCACGTTCCCCAATGTTCGGCCGGGAACCACTCGGGCCACAGGTAGTCTCCAACCTTGCGTCCTAGCACGTCATCTTCGCGTTCAGCTTTGGCCGGAATGCAAAGCACTTCCCACTTCTGCCCGTCTCGGCAGTCGATCATTCCGCTTTCACCGTAATAGTCTTCGGGGAGTATTGAACCCGCAAGGTCGGATTCGTGCCAGCGAGTTTGTATCAAAATAGCCCACATGCCGGGCTTCGCTCGAGTCATCGCAGTGTCAATGTACTCGCTATAAATCTTCTCGCGTATCGTAGCGGAGTCGGCCTGCTCGCGATTCGCAACAGGGTCATCAATAATAACCCCGTCCGCTCGGTTCCCGGTTATACCGGCGAGCAGGCCGGCGGCCATCATGGACGAGCCATTCGTCATCTGCCAATCGTCAATCGCCCTCTGATCATCCAGGAGCACTGGCTTCTCCGCCCACAGGCTCGTGTACATCGGATTGCGCACGATGGTCCGCACTTTGCGACTCTGCTTGGCCGCGATGGACGTGGCGTAGCTGCCCAAAATGATTTGCGTGTTCGGACGGCGCCCCATCGCCCATGCGGGGGCGACGACAGACGCATACGTAGATTTTGCGGAGCCGGGGGGTGCGAATATCATCAAGCGTCCGCGTGGTGTTTCGATGCATCGTTGTATCGCCTGCATGATTAGTAAATGGTGAAGCGCAACGCGCGACTCGACCGGCTTGTAGGTCGGGCGCACGTCCTCGAATCGGTTGACGAGTTTGCCCTTCTCGTCTTCCTTCAGCTCCGGTTCGAAAACCGGCACGCCGGGAATCTCGATCGCTTGGGAGAAGTCAACAAGCGACGCGCGGGCGCGTTGGCGCCGCAGCAGTTCGCCGGCGGCTTTATTAGCGGCTACCATAGGTCATAGTGCCTGACAGGCACTACTCAAGCAAGGGGTCGCGTCCTTCCGCGTAAGCCGCCCGCGTTGCGCGCTCCTTGTTCGCGTCGGGCTGATTCACGATGTGCGGAAGCTGCGCGCCGTTGACAGCCTCGATCAGCTCGTCATCGGAGAGGGCGGCCAGCATTTGCGCGTCGCGTCCTGACGCGCTGGGCGGCGCCTCCGCGGCCTTCCCATAGCCCCGGTCGAATATCTCGCGCGCCGCGGCGAGTCGGTCCTTGCCCTCGCTCAAAGGGTCGTTCATCACGTCCATCACTGCGGCTATGGCCGCTTCGGTGTGCTCGCGCGCCAGCGATTCGAGCCGGCGTTGGACGACTGCTTTCACGTATCGACGCCATCACACTGGAACTGGTACACGCGCGGGTCGAGCGCGGAGTTCGCATACTCTATCAACTCGCCGGCATTGTTGAGCCCGTGCAAATGCGCCGCATCAAAGCGCAGCACCAAACCAGAGGGGTACGTAATAACGACGAACATGATGACCTTCGTGTTGGGCTGCCGCGGCACGCAACGCTCGATCGCAGTCATGGTTGCCGGCATTTCGGTCGGTAGCGGCTGACTGTCGGCGGCCTGATGGTCCGCGACGCCACACGCCAGGAAATACGGATGGCCGTCCACGTTCACGTATTGCGGATGCGTGCCGGGCTGGTTGCGGCAGTCGAGCTGCGAGTACTTGCCTTGCACGGCGCCCAGCGGATCGTACTTGGGATGCGGCGGATGGCCCAAGGCGTAGATGACGAATCCCCAAATGACGAAGTTCAGGGCGAGGAGGGCGAGGCGGATATTGGCGGTGGACATTTGAGGCTCCATGTTGTCGAAACACCGCGAGCCAGGGTACCTGGCATTTCCGCTGAAAGGCAACGGGTCTTAGGCTTAGACGATCGCGGCGCTACCGACTGTAAAACGCCTCAAGGTAGTTTGCAAGTTTTCTCAGGCGTGCGGGGTTGTCACTATACCCCCCGCCCACCCCGTACAGCAATTTGCGCGGGTCCCTTTTCGTACCCCCCGCCCGGCCTTTCGGATTTTGCTGGCGTTTCAGGCGCAACATAGGTGGCCGCTCGCGCTGCGCCGCGGGTCCCTCGAAAGGGGTTCCCACCCCACTGCCACGCGCCAGGGGTTGAGAGACGCCCCCTTGCGGCTCAAGGCCGCCGGCGCGGAGCTCGGAGCTCGGAGCGAGCTGGCACGGCGCTTGCGATTGGCACGGCGCTTGCGGCGCGTAGCTCCATGTGGCGCTTGCGCCGATCCGCTCCAAGCGCCACGCCAAGCGCCACAGGGCTATTTCTGCGGAAATAGTGGTATCTGTGGCACATGTTCCTTCTGTTCCTTATTATTAATCACCTATTGCACGCGCATGCGCGCACCCCCCGTATATATATGGGGTGAGAATCAAGTGCCACAACGTGGAACGCCCGCCACACGCAGTTAAAAGCCTTACCGTTCAATAACTTGCAGTGTGGCACATACTAGCCCGCTAACGTGGAACAGGCCGCCACACATTGACTATTTATTATTTGCGATTTATATTTATCTCCCACAACAGGAGATTTCCATGTCACTCGCTACCGTCACAGAAACCAAACTAATTCAGATACTTGCAGATGAAATACAATCCGCGGCATCCCGATTAATGCTCATGTCTTTAGACTCGCTCACTGCCGATGAAGACCGCGCTCCGCTAAGACATGCCGCCGAAGCGGCGACAACCGCGCAGCGTAAGATCCGTATTCACCTATCTGAAGTACTAAAAAATCGCGGCCAATGACGTAAATTGTCACTTTTGGCCTAAATTGTCACTTTGTGACGCGCTACGTCACATGACATATCCCGATATCAGCCAAGCGAGCGGCCAAAAGCCAAAATCGACGTTGGCACGCCACCTGCATATTCCTACTCGTGAACACCAACAAATATGGACGTAATCGCATGACAACCTTCAAGCAGTTCCTAGCAGAAAGTCGTGAGCCGCCAATGGGCGAGCCAGGCTCCATTGAGCGCCTCAAGTGGATCGTGTGGGGCCATGAGAACCAAGTGGCCACAAAGGAGCGTAAGCTCGCTGAGCTTAAGAAGCTGGATAATCCATCAACCATCAACTGGGGCAAGCAGTGGGAATCTGATACAGACATTCGCTCAATTTCTGCAGCCGAAAACGAGATCGAATACTTCAAAGAGCGCGCAGCTAAGGCAAAAGAAAATCTTGAGAAGAAGTTTAGATGTTAGACATTTTCTTGATACCCGGCATGGGTCTTATCACTGCGCTGATTGTATGGCGTGTGAAGCGCCTCGCAGATGCGTCCTGTGCCGATGTTGAATACTTCAGCAAACTTAACCCCAAAGCCTACGGGCTACAGGAGCGAAACCGATGAAATGCGATCAATGCGAAGCAATGATGATCAACAACGTCTTTTGTCATGAGACAGGATGCCCGAATCAGGGCAAGGAATGGCGCGATGGCGAATGGATACGCACGTATGAATGCGTCGAATGTGGAGATACGCATGACGACGCGCAAAGCGCCGGCGAATGTTGCGCGCCAGTCGAACCGCAATTCCGCAAGGCGAAGACGGAGTTGTTTCTTTCTGACTCGCGTGGCGTCTACATTCCGCGAGACTTCGCGGAGTCAATCGTGCGTAGTTGTCTGTCTGGCGTTGACATGGCGGACCTAGACTACCTTGCGCGGGGCCCGCACGATATCGAAGCGACAGACGACGAACCTGCGCATGACGCAGAAGCGTATTGGGACGTCTGGGCAACGGTATGCGATAACGCTATCGTCACAGACACAGAAGGCACGGTTTACACGCTGTATCAAGACGGCGATTTGTGGCTTGTCGAGCAAGGCGCGGAGTCGAACGACGATACGGATGAAACGGGCTGCGATTCGATGTTCGTGGTGCGGCTATGAGCAAACCACGTTTTACGACTCGCAAAATGCATTACTGCGATTTACGCCTCCGCGTTAACGCGGGAGTTTGCTATCCGGCTTGCCGTGCCGGGGCCGCGCAATTGGATATGGATTTACCGGCGCGGTCGTACGTGACCGCCATATGGGAAAACGTCACATGCAAGCGCTGTCTTAAACTAGGAAAAGGATGGAAATGAGTACCGACAAGTACCAAGCGAATCGCGCGCTTAACGCGCTGGAAGCGGAGCGCGAGTTAGAAGACGCGCTACTGCATACCGATTGCTTCCCGCGGCTCGAGCCGCTGGCAAGCGACGAAACCGTACCCGTGTTGCCGGCGCTAGTCCGGCTGCAGGCAGAATAGGAGCAAGCAAATGGGCGAGACAACCAAGATCAATTGCATTGTGGACGAGGCGTATACACGCCTCGATGCGCTGAACGATATCGGCATGACCGCATACCGTAACGTCTGTTTCCGCATGGCGCTCGAGGCGGAGCGCGGATACAGACGCGGAGCGCCGGCAGGATGGACGTGGCCAAAGGGTGCAACGCCTC